GAGAGAGAGTATCCGGGTGCATATTACGATTACATCAATAGGGTGAAGCAACACCCTGAAGCAACTAAGATTAAGTTGGCTGATTTACAATACAATTTGAGCAACACAGCGACCTTGAGAGAAAGTAAAGCAAAGCAATATCGAAAAGCAATACAAATGCTGAGAGGTGATATGTGATGCCTTACCTCGCACAGCAACGCTTGACTGGCGACAGCGATGTCGTCATGAAACACGTGCGTAAGCCCAAGTTTGTAGATAACGCCCTACATCTTGGTGAGGTATCACTACAAGGTAGTTCCAAGCAAAAGGTGACGCTACGTCAGCGCAAGAAGGCTAATTATCCTATCGGCACAGAACGTGCTTACGAGGTAAATGAGTTAGAAGATGGAGTGCGTTTGACTCATCGACAAGTTGCTGGGCATGAACATCTATCTTCGTTGGTTTATATGGGGTCATCCATAGGAACTGATGCCGCTTTATATAAGCCACCGCTGCTATATTCTATAGATACGAACACTGAGCGCATATCGTTAGGAAGTGTCTTGACTGGAAGTCAGGGTGCAACTTTATCGGTGCGAAACCTCAAGGGAAGAACACTCCAAGAGATAGGTTTCAACAGTAATCTTGTTCACATTGGATATCCTATTGACGTAGGTTTCCGCACTACGGACATGGCACTACGATTAGGCAGAGACGTTGCTAACTCATTCACATCTGTGAACATCGCTCTTCCTATGTCTCCTACTCGCTCAGTAGCAGACCGCAGAAAACATAGCACTACATTTACTGCTGTTGATTTCAACAATGCTAATCTAATTACCGCTCTTCGTTTTATTGGTCGTCATGATAACCATATCATTTACTTTGACCGATTTGGTAACGTCTTATATGTCCCATTCAACTTTAGTGAGTCGGGTAGATTTGTTGATGCTAATTCAAGAGTTGGTCCTTCGCAGACCAATCCAGTAGAAAACGCTCCGAGCACAATTGCAGTTCAAGGTGTATCACTATCACTCAATGAGTCCGCGTTCGCAGAGGTTAGTGATGCTGAAAGAGAAAGCGGGAGAGCACCTAGCATACAACAAGAAGCGCAAGTAGTTACGGATATGACTGTTAAAACAAATGAGTCAGCACGAAGAGTGGCACGTAATATTTTGAAAGCAAACAATCTGCTTGCAGGAAACAAAAGCAGTAGCGGTCATCCACAATCATGGGACTTACGACCGGGTCAAATCATAGAGTATGAAGGTGTAAGGCGCATACTAACTGAAGTTAGACACAATCTTGCAAAGGACGCTACAGACCTTGTATTCCTAACTGTAGATACTGGTATCGAGGGTGTGTTACAAGGCATTGCTGAAGGTGCTATAAACACCGGCTCTGAACCCAATACTGTAGAACAAATCAGTGAGAAGAATCTATCACTGTTTGGTGACATCAAGATTAAGGTCACTCCGTTAGTTACTATTACGCATCATGGTGCTTCCGGCACCGGCTTTATCATAGGAAAGGCCATGAATAGAGGCACCATCGGAGCAACCAGTAGCCAAGAGACAGTCGGTGGTAGTAAGAGCACTGGTGTTATGATAAGAGGTGATGACTGATGCCAATAAGTGACCACATAAAGAGAACATTGTTGGACACGTTAGTGAGCAACATCAACGAGATGGTGATTGGTTTCGATGGCACACCATCTACAAGTTCTGACGGTGCTGCTGGCCGACCAGCAATTACAGTCAATCCAACTGTAAGAGTGGTGGATGATAGCACCATTTTAGTCGAAGGGTTCATCCCTGCGACCGAGTCCTTTGATGATACACTGAAGGAGGTCTATGTGCAGTTTCGAGGCACCGGCACAGCATTTACGCCAGTGGCGAGGCACACAATATCTCCTTTGAGTAAAACTACGAAGAATGAAATTAGAATCCAACTATTAATCGAGGTGAAGTAATGGCGACTGGCAACCCACTTTCAGGACATACTGCTGCGAATATCACAAGTGGTGCTGATGGTCTTCGTGATGGTGACCACATTATCAGCCCTTCACTAACCAATCTTTACGAAGGCGTTCATGGTAATGGTATTCTTCTGTATGAAGATACAGCATATGGTGATAGCGACCGTAATAACCCACAGAATCTACCCGGTGCCATTAGCACTGGTGCTGCTGTTAATCTCATCACAGTCAAGTCATTTGATGCTGTTCTTGATGGTGTTCTATACAACTTCGGCGGTGGCTCTGATATCACTGTTACACTCACCAGTGGGTCAGGAGACAAGTTGTCAGGAACAAGCACCACTGCTTTGTCTAATGGTAAGGAGTGTTTGTTCGTCATACTTGCTACACCAAGCGGTGTAAAGTTCTCACAAACGACAGTAATTACCACTGCAAGTGGTGCTTATCCATCAATATCAAGCACACCCGCTACATATCTAACAGCAGGTGTTGGAAGCGGTAACAATCGTCAGACAATCGTTCTCGGCACAATGAGAGCCACACATACAGGTGGGACAGAAGTTGGTGACCTTAAGATACAAACAGCCAGTGAGTTCAACGACAAACGTGTGTTCATCCGACCTTCACCTATTTACTTCACACCAGTAACACCGGGTGCTGTGGACGCTACAACGGCGATAGTGGACCACACTGAGTTGGTCGCTGCTCACACATCACCTAGTGGTAATTTAGGAAAGGCTGGTGCTCTATGGCAATCTCATGGTGAACAAGTCACAAGCAACA